TGTTGTTAATTCTCAACATGTATTCAGTTACCAGTCTTTCAAGCAAATCCTTCCGCTTGAAAATCTGCTCAACCGGATTCTCCAAACCTACATAAAACCCCTTTGGCATATACTCTCGAGCTAATTCACCAGCATTCTCCCATGCAGTTCTTTCAGCAACTTTCTCAGCAGCATAAGCATTCCAATCAAATTGAAATGCTGTTAAGATGTCATAAAACTGCTTCCATGCCACCACACCACTAAATCTCCATCCATTACCAACATACTGAAACCCATCTGGCATCCCAGACAATTCCGGGTTAGCTACATTTAACCAACCTTTCAAAAACACAGTAGCAGTAGTCAGCATCCCACATCTCGCACCATTGCTAGTCGTACTCTTATCTCCAGTACGAAACTTCGTTGACTTCCCTTTCATCATCTTACCAATATTCCTTTTCGATACCACTTCCACACCACCATTCTTCCGTTCAGTCACAACACCAATCAGTTGCCGCTCTGTTACTCGGTTGCCAGCCATCCAATTACGGATTAACACCTTGCAAGCCGCTTGGTAGAAAGTTTCACCCGTTTCCGAATCAAATTCTTCATCGTACCAAGATGACATGTCAGTGGAATCATAAAGCGATTCCAGTTCTGGCGAAACTTCGTTTTTACCAAATGCGTTGAAAGCTCGAACATGACCAGATGTTACTTCCTCTGGTGATATGTTCAAACTACGAGCAAACCCAATCTGAGCTTCTTGATTGGAGTGCATAGTGGAAACAGCGTTCCTGACTCTGTGTTCCACTGAACTTAACTTCTTTTGACCAAGCAAACGACGAATTTGGTCATCAACTTTCGATACCAGATACCGCTCTAATTGCTGCTGTTGGGCAGCAATATCAAGACTACGACTAAATATCTTGGGCGCTTTGCCCGATTTGTTCAAACGACTAGTCTGAACACCAGCAATTGCGTTGCAAGCCAAGATGAATGGACTCTTGCCAGCACTGGGAAAATTCTCACGGTAGTAATCCACCAATGCAGAACTGTGCATGGCAACTACCACCTTCGATAAGTTGCCCTCTTCTTCGGATTGCAAAGCTGCATAACTGATTCGTTCCAAGTCATCTGAGTAGTTGTGGATACCAGATGAAGTAGCGAATGAACCGATGCAACCACACTTCTTGAACCTGGTGTGGGGAACAAGACCGATAATCCAGTACTGTCTGGATACTTTGCCAGATGCGATGTCACCGTTGCCGTTTGAATGGAGTGACTCGAAAGAAGTCAGTAGCGACCAGTAGTGCTCTTTCAGCATTATGGAACATTCAATGCTGTCCAATCCAGGTTTGTGAATCAAAGTTCCAGATTCGTCAGCCGGATGTTCACCAACTTCAAACGGTTTCAGGCTAGTGAACGCTCTGCCGACTTGTTTCATCACTACTGATTTGCCACTCAGTTCTGACAAATCACGGTTATCCCAAACAGCTATCTTAGTAGCTGCACCGTAAACTTTACCGGTTGAACTACTGCTGGAACCACGGGGATTCTTCAGTCTGGTTTCCCAGTCTGAACCAAATGTTTCACTGAGCCAAGTCCGGTAGTCAGTACCGAATCTGGCTTCCACTTCCACCAGAAATCCAGCCATTCGGCAAGAATTTAAGTCATTTTGGCAGTAAGTTTCCAGTTCATCCTTGAACATCTGGAATCCACCATGCCGAATGAACACCATCCGGTCAGATGGATTGAGTGAAACCGAGTACAACCAGCAATCTGAAGCTTTCAATTTGCTGAAATTCAGTTCCAAGATAGCGTCCAACACCCTCTTGGACTGGGCATCATCTTCGGCATTTTGCCGGATGTTGATATTCAAAATCTCGAGTCGAAGTTCGATGGAATTCATTGCTTTTCTCCAAGCCACTTTGAAATCTTATCCAAAATCCGGTGGCAAACGGAATTTGGGACTATCATTTTACCACAAAATGGCAGATAATGGTAATTTTTACCAGAACTGCCGTTGATTCTTACCGTTTGAAACCAGTAGAAACAAGAGTTTGTTTCCAACTGAAATTCTCGGTTTGGAACTTAATTCCTTCCAAACCGGTGAAAAACAACCAGATAAAGACAAGAAGTGCTACTTTAGATGGCAATCCCGGCCAAACATCTATCAACAACCACATCCATAATTCTTCAATGACATTCTTCATTGCTTTTCTCCCAGTTAAAAGTCTTACTAAAAATCACCATCTGAATGGATGGTTGCCCAATTCATTGTAGCATTTTATTGCAGATATTACAATCAGTAGCCCAATTTGTCCTGAATTGAGCCAAACTGTCGATTCAAATCGTCTGGAAAGCCGCCTGAGCTTCGATTCCAGCCATTTTCCTGAGTTGGGAATACCAAAGTGGCGGGTACCCCTGTACCCCGGCTAAAATCGAAGCTGAGACGGTTTTAGCCGCATCCCACTTTTCGAGAATGGACTAGGATATATTTCTTATTTATTTCATTCTGGCAGTGGACACACCCCTTGCTTGGGGTAAACAGAGTGTAGCATGAATTTCGTTCGTTGTCAACTCCTGAATAAAATAAATATAAGAGCATCATTAGTACTGTGGTTGCTTCTGATGGTATAAAACAGCATCGTTTAAAGATATTACATAACACATATTACGTAATGATCTTCATGATATACTCTTTCAAATGACTAGATATTTGTTCTAAATCTATGTAGTAAATCTAAATGAAATTCTACCAATCCGAATCTTACTGTGCAGAGTTTATAACGCCTCATCTGGACCTGCTCCCAAATTAAAACGGGGTCAGGTTGGAGATGCTGATCTAAACAGCCAAAAATGGGCTGTTTTTCATAGAGTTTTGTATATCTCATGATACAAGATGCTGATCTGAGCTATGCTGAACTCTAACAAATTTCGAGTAAAACTCTGCAAATTTGGTCAAATTTACCGTGCTGGAAACTTGCTTCTGGAAAACTCTGAGCATTTCATAAAATTATTAAATTTATTACACTTTGATATCTATTATAATAGATAGTGTATTCTAAGTATTCATGTGATACTAAATATGACAAATCTTATTTAGTTTCTAAATTTCTATGTACTGTTGACAAAATGCCAGTACATATATTACAATGTTTTAAACTAAACAGAGTATACTATCATGAGAAAAACACTCCAGAAGCGTTGGGAATCTTTTGTTAAGATTGATAAAACATCTTGTTGGTTATGGACAGGTAGTAAGACAACTCAAGGTTACGGACAATTTGTAGTTAAAAATAGACCTTGTCGGGCGCATAAGGTTGGATGGAAACTAGCAGGGAATGACGCAGTAACAAAAGGTTTCGTACTAAAGAATCAATGTGGAAATAAAGTCTGTGTCAATCCTGAACATTGGAAGATTATGCCAACCCGTTCAAATCTGTTAAAAAGTTCTAAAACAGCAAAAATGGAAGAATTTGCAAATAAGATTAATGAGCATGGGCCTCTTATTTTAAATACACCTTGTTGGTCTTGGTTAGGTGCTATTAATGAACATGGTTATGGAACCTTTAGTTCTTTACATTTTTCAATGTTAGCACACAGAGCTTCATGGGAAATCTTTAATGGTGAAATACCAAAAGGTTTATGCGTTTGTCATAGATGTGATAATACATCTTGTGTAAATCCAGAACATCTGTTTCTAGGCACAAATGAAGATAATATGAAAGATGCTGTACAAAAAGGTCGCTATGTGGATTTCTTTAATGTCTTATTAAAAGTTAAAAATGATGTTCAGAGTCATCAATAACCTTCGTTCTAACTCTGGTAGCAGTACTCTAATACTGGTCTTATCTTTGTATTCTACTCTTATCCTCACCTACTCTTAATCTCCCATTCTAATTCTACACACCAAGATTTAAACCTTAGTCTACCCCACATCAGATGTACGTAAATAACTCTGTTGGGGTAAAATTTCATGGCATCTCACTCTTTGCTATAATCCTCCGTTAGAAGTACTTATGCATTCTTGCTGTAAGATTGACCCACACATCTTGGTCAATGTACTCTGACCAAAACAAATCTTTGTTGATAGCAAGAATCGCTTGATTCTTGCTATTGGGTAAGATTATACCCATAAATCTCATCCATGATTGCCAAGATGGTCCATGAGGATCTGATTCGATATCTACATCCTTCATGACCGATTCTTGGTAAGTACACACATGAGCCATCTCATGAATCGCCGCTTCCAAGAGTATGCTCATCAGATAGTCATGATACTCTGACGAACATAAGTTGTATGCTCTTAATCTTTTAGCAACCAATTCAGAATTGATTGCTAAGAAGTGCTGTTGTCTTGGCAACGCACCTTGATATTCGCACCATAATCCAGAGCGAGTGAGCGCAATAGCGCTCTTAACTGTAGCAGGCCATTCCATAAGATTGACATGGAATTCTCCCAATTGGGGTAATTCCTTGATCTTAAATTGCTCCATCACTTCAAAGATTGCTACACCAAATAACTCTTTCATTGCTATCTCCCGGTTGATTTGACTCTGTGCATGGCTTGGCACAATCCAAGTATAGCACAGTAAGCTAGATATTGCAATTTGGAAAACTCTGGAAGCTAACAGCCCTTCTGCCTCTGCTCCCAAAATTTTGTTTGACGCGAAACAACCGTAGCACAAGGAAGTGCTACATCTGGACTTCAAGTTCTTCCAATCTTGCGATGTTCCACAGTGACAGTCACTTTGACACCTTCACTGTTGTATTGCCGTACAAGATTAAACAGTGTACTTCCAATATCACGCTCTGGCAACGTGACACAGTATTCCGGCTTATTCGCCTTGAATACTCTCACCATAGCTTCTTCAGCCCAAGGTTTTGATACGACCAATGTGTACATTTTACACCTCCATATCATTATAAATGAGTGCATGAAGTTTCAGTAAGAATCAGCACACCGAAATCATCCATGAATCCATTGAAAGACAGTAACTTGGTATTAGTTTCATACCAAGAATGTGTCCACAATCTTACACCTAAATAACGATTATAAACGGGGTCGAAAGTACACCATTTACCACCATTATCAGAACCTGTGGCATCTTTATGACCAGTTACATGAATGACTGGAAGATCACCAAACGCTTCTTTTGCTGCTTTCCACATGATATATACAGATTCATGTGGATCTTCAGTCATGGCAAAAGCCACAACTTTTGGTCTAGCCGGAAATGTTCCTTCCGACCACCACGTCTTTTCATAACGTCTCCACTTGGGCATCTTTTTGTATGCCCCTTCCCACCCAACTGCTGTATGGGCAGATGATGGACAATCATCTGCAACTAACAAGCCTTTGTTATTGCAGTATGTGTGAGCATCAGATGCCCACACCCGTCGCATTGCACTGTTCGGGTCTAATACCAGACCAAAGCTGGAAGGTCCACACCACCATTCACCTCCGAAGTACTCCACTTCGCATGAAGATTCAGTAGTAGAGTCACGTTCCATCTCCATCCATTCTTTGGGTGGAATGTAATTGATACTTTGTAGTTCATCTGGATCTTGATACCATGTCCAGCGTATAGCTAGAAGTTGCTCTTGTTTAAACATCTCACTTTACTCCTCTTTACAACAGTGATGGGTCGAAGAGCATTACATGTTATGTATTACGTAATGCTCTTCATGATTGGTCTTACTTATTCATCTCATCCAGAACGCGCTGGATGGTCTTTACATCTTTTGCCATAGCGATCTGACTGAATTCTTTTGGGTGCATCTGCCCCCAGAGAACGGATCCAACCAGAGCTAGTAGCATCAAGCACAACCCAAGAATGAATGCTACTAACAGATAGTCCATTGCATCTTCGTACAGCTCTATCATTTTGTCTAACATCGCCCTATCTCCAATTTGTCCAGAATGGACACAATAGAATACCCAGTGCTCTGTTGAGCACACCCTCCCATCACCTCATCTTTGTCAGCTCTTGTTGTGCAGAGCGGACCAGAAGCGACGGGCGCAGCCGACCCCGGTGCTATGAACCCCGCTGCGTTGGGTTCATTATACACCCCAAATGCAGATGTGTCAAGTACATCTTGCACATATCTTAAAAATAAATTGGGCTAAGTGTAGAGTGTTGAAGACTCAGGTAAAGTAGAACAGAGTAGACCAGATGAATAAGAATGAGATTTGTAAGACTAGAACAGAGTAGATGAACAAGACTCAGATGCTGTAGAATAGACTGTCGATACCTAGTGGCAGATAACACGCCCTTGTCTTGCCAGTACAGAGGGTAAAGGTGTGGGAAGGATACCCCATCTGGCTCTTGCTATATAACCTATACTAACGCCTACTTTGCATCTTGCCCGCCCCTGCCACGGGTGGCGCGGGGCGGCGCACAGACCATGCCAACCTCTCAACAAGACACTACGCAACTTTCGTGATACACTCAGTCATATACACGTACACTATGAAACAGTGCTGATACATGTACAACACTTGTTTCACACACTATGTTTCATGCTGGTACAGTAACACAATTGAACATAGCAGTACTGTTCAATTGTGGTGCAGTCACATTGATGTACACATTGACTCAGTGCATCAATGTGACTGCACATTCTTGGTTTGTTTCATGTGAAACAAACCCTGTACTGTTTAGGGTTTGTTTCACATGAAACAAAAGCGCCACTTGTTACAGTGGCGCTTTTGTATTATTGTTGATTGAGCGCGGTTTCAATCCGCGCCCGGTCGTATGACTTTAGGGCGTGGGTGAATTCGCCCACCTGCCCGCATAAGTATGCGAATGCGGTTAATGTGATGATGAGAACCAATAACTTTTTCATTGTTTTATACCTTTTAATTTGTTTCATGTAAAACAAAGAGGCTTCCTTGCCTCTTTGTTTTCATGGTTTACGCTTGTTTCTTAGCCCGTGGCTTCCGTGCCGGTTTGACAGCGGGAGCAGCCGCTTTTTCAGCAGCCGCTTTTTCAGCAGTTGCTTTTTCAGCGGCAAATGCGGCCAGCAGGGTGTCAAGCCGCTGTCCAGCGTCAAGTACGCCGGACATGTCATTATTTTTTGCAGCATTATCAATCGCCACTGCCGTTGCCGCCGTCGCCGCCGTCGGCGCTTGCTGCGCTGCAATCGTCGCAGCGCGGCGACCAACTACTGTTCCAAGCGTACTATCAGCCCGTGGCATGGCAAAAGCCATGCCGGCGATAATTGCTGACTCGTTCACGCCCCGTAAGGCAATATGCGCCTTAGTTGTCCAATTCTGCCCTAAGGCAAAATGAAACTGTTTGAGAACAAAATCGTGACTACGCCCGGACTTGCCAGCACCGGACAACGGCACCGCAAAGTAAGCCAAGGGGTTGCTAATAGTCGATTGTACTGTTCCATCTTTGTGCAAGGTGTAACTCTTGGCAAGTAGTCCCTGCCAATAAGCCCTGGTTGACTCATTACAACTGGCACCTGTCAATGCGTTTGACAGTGTGTAAATTGCGTTGTTAAGACTTTGTTGCGTAGCCATCTTTGCTTTCCCCTTTTTCCGGTTTGGCGGAATTGCCTTGACCGTGGAAACAAGTTTAACCAAGTCGAATCCAAAAGTCAAATTTATTTTTCATTTTTAAAATCAATCACTTGGCGCTTGTTTCACGTAAACACAACAGGAACCATGAAAATAATTTAAAAAAATTTAATCGTTTATAATCAATGCTTTACAAGGTATGACGCCTACTCATTATATAGGCAAAATAAAAATTCACAAAAAGAGGCGTAGCCTCTTGGAGGAAGCTCTTTTTCCATACCATAAACCTAACGCCAACTTTTCAAATAGAGTACAATTTGTTTCATGTGAAACAGACTTTCAACATCTTTTTCCATACCATAAACCTAACGCCAACTTTTCAAATAGAGTGTATCTTGTTTCACATGAAACAAGTATTCAAAAATATTTTCTCATATCATAAACCTAACGCCAACTTTTCAAATAGAGTACAATTTGTTTCACATGAAACAAATAACTAAGAACATTAACCATGAACATAAACAATGTCCATTTGTTTCACATGAAACAAAAGACCATCAACCATGAACATGTTGTTTCACATGAAACAAAACCATACCCATTCCCATTCCCAATACACCTGCCTCACTCCCATCACCACCATCCACCATCCCCAACATCTATACAAATCGAATTTAATTCTATACCAACATAAAACCTAAAAATTTTATAGAATATTTTCTAACGCCTACTCTCAACTGGTGTATCATAAATGATACACCAACACCACACACCACCTAAACCATGAACATAAACACACCTACATAAAACATCCCCATGAAACACCCAAACACCACCCACATAAAACATGAATATGAAACACCCAAACACCACCCACATAAAACATGAATATGAAACAAACACCCACATCTATACCAACCAACACATCTACACCATCACTAAATCACCTAAAGCAACAACCTTCGATACACCAACACAAACACAAACCAACTATACAAAATACATAGTTGACAGCTACAAACTTCGTGATGTAAACTGCACATTCCACAAACACTATATGGAGTGCAGTAACATGTTAGAAATTAAAAATACAATTGAGCAGATCAAACTTCATGAAGAAATGATTGAAAAGTTGAAAAATGAATTAGCTTTGTTAGAGTTTGAGGATAAGAAAAGAATTAATGAAGAAATAGAGTTGCAAGAAATTTTTGGGATTATGCCGTAAGATATTTATTGGTAAGGTATGATGATACTGCTACTCATTTTAAATAAAGGTTTAAAATATGAACATTCAAAAGAGTTATTCATTTTGTTATGGACACAGAGTTTGGAATCAAGAATTAAGTGGTGGTAAAAGATGTCTATGCAGATATTGTCATGGACATAATAGTAAGGTAGAGATTAATTTAAGTGGTGGCAAGTACCAAAAACTTCGTGGGATGTTGGTAGATTTTAATGAGTTAAAATTCATTAAAGAGTTTTTGGACGAAGTAGTAGATCATCACTTTTTAATTGATTTAGATGATCCGTTACTGATTGTTTGGTTACGTGATCTTAATGTTGTGCTAGATGATTTGTTACCAATTCGGAATGGAGATGCAGTTTATTATTTAATTCCACAACATTTTGGTCCACATAAAGATGTGGCAAATAATGTGATGAATGAATTTAGAGAAAGTTTGGTCATCGTTCCATTCGTTCCTACCGCTGAAAACTTGGCATGTTGGTTGATGGATTGGGTCAAATTTCAACTGAAATCAAAAAACTATGTAGTACCCAATACCGCTTCCATTCATTCTGTTAGATGGTGGGAAACTGATACTTCATTTGCTGAGGTGTTTGGCAATGAATGAACAGAAAACTTCATTAATTGAAAAGTCAGATTCTGGTGGATTGTTAGAAGTTGAAGAAATCTTTTACACAATTCAGGGTGAAGGCCCGTTAAGTGGGCATCCAGCCGTGTTTATTCGATTAGCTGGATGCTCTTTAGCCTGCCTACTCTGCGATACTTTTTACAGTCATCATAATGTATTATCTGTTGAAAATATTGTAGATATAGCACGACAACTACAACCAACAATTCAAAAAAGTCTTTGCGTTATTACGGGTGGTGAACCATTCCGCCAATGGAATATGCCATTATTGGTTCGTAGATTGCTACATTATTTTGATGTGGTTCAGATTGAAACAAGTGGTAGCTGCTACCAACACACATTTGATCATGTGAAAGCAATTCACAAAGATCGTATCATTGTGGTGTGTAGTCCCAAAACACCAAAACTTCATCCAGCAATTTTAGAGTGTATTGATGCTTACAAATACGTGATTAGAAATAATCATGTAGATGTTGATGGACTGCCGAACGAAGAACCCCAACATTTTCGTCAAGTGGCATTGGCTAAACCACATAAAAAAGAGTTACCAATATATCTTTCACCGTGGGATGAAAAAGATGAAGTATTGAATAAAACAAATATGAATCTTGCAGCCGCTTTATGTTTGCAGCATGGTTATTTCTTATCGCTGCAAATTCACAAAATTATTGAATTTCCTTAAAAGGTAGTAGTTATGGAACGTAAACCACTGACTCAGGTAAAACTTCTTCCCATGCATCACGTCACACATCGTACTCCTTTGCTCCCCGAAGCGTTGCGTGGCGTAGCATTAAATACTAAAGATGAAGAAGCGTTAATTGCTGCTCTTCGTCGTAAACCAGATCCTAAATTTGGGGTGTTAGATCATAATAATAAAGCGTTGGATATGGATTATCTAGCTAAACGTATCTTAAAAAAAGGATCAAGACAATTTGAGAAACCTGCTATTGAGATTTTAAGAGAAGTTCCACCTGGTCATGAAAATGGGGTGTTACTCACTCACGCTCAAGTATGCAGAATGTTTGATGTCACCTCCATGACAGTATACCAATGGCGGAAACGCTTTAACTTGCCGGTTGTTATCTTGAGTGGTGGTAAGCGTCCACCGGTCAGGTATGATGAAGGTGTGGCTAAAGCATGGGCTGCACTTTATAACAAAAAGATCATGCGGAATGACTATTTAGAGTGGTGCTAAATGTCACAAAAAGCACTAAGCGATATTCGTATTCAATTGGCGCAACTAACTGATGTAGAATTACAGCAAGTAATTCTACTAGCAACTACCATGCGAACTCGTGCTGATAAAGATCAGCAAGTGATGGTATGGTACAACGCATTAAGTCAAGCTCTTATTACGAGAGTTGAATGGCGTACTCCACCATTCAACGCTTTGCCAGATCACACGAAAGCACTGATTAACAAAACACACTTTTCGTTGTTAGAGTGGTTTGATGAAGTCTTTGTTCCAAAACTGACTCGTATCGAGCAATCTTGGGCTTTTCAATGGTCAGCACAATTACTTGCTGATTCATTATTAGATCGAGATCGACCATTATGTTTGAACGGACTGTTAAATGCTGTCACTGAAATTCCGTGGGTAATAGATCAGCAATTTCCCGGTTATACTAAATCCAAACTCTTACGATGGGTTATTAAGAAAGGATTTGATCATGACAACCGCAGTTGAAATTACATGCCCACATTGCGCTAATCTTTTCAGTGTTTATACGCACAATGACTCAATTGATTTAAATAGAATTATAACCTATTATCGTTTTGATGAAGCGCCGTTAAGTGTCTTTACATCATTAGTAATGAAACCATTACAATGTCCATCTTGTAAACAAATCTGTACTATTAAAGCTACTGTATGGGTTGAGTAATGTTTAACTTCATTCAATTTTGTGAAGAACATCGAATTCCTTACATCACACATGGCGTCAATAAGAAGGTAGCAGATGATTGTAATATTAGTTGTCCATTTTGCAATCAGTCAGCAGATCCAGATCCTTCAATGCATTGTGGTATAAACTCCGTACAAGGAGTTTATTCTTGTTGGCGTAATCCGCGTAAACATCGCGGAAGAACTTTGCATCGGTTAATCATGGCAATACTTCGTTGCTCATATTTTGATGCGTGTGAGTTGTTGGGACAAGAAATTATTTGGTTGAAAGAGGGGTCATTTGAACAGTTATCAGATGACCCTCATGCATTTTTTGAAAAAGGTAATGAAGTAATAACATCTTTTGAATTTCCTGACGAATTTCGTAATTTCCAGTTTAAGCACCATGCTGAAAAACCGTTTGTGGAGTACTTAGCGGGGCGTGGTTTTCCAATGAGTAGTATCCCCCGGCTTACTACTCAATACGGGCTAAAATGGGCCATAGCGGGGCGCTACAAGCACCGTATTATCATTCCCATTGGTTTAAATCAGCAATGGGTAAGTTGGACTGGGAGAAGTATCCATTCCAGCACTCCAACAAGATATTTAACTTTATCAGAATCAGAAGGTGCTAAGGTTAATATCAAAAAAATGATTTTTAATTGGGATACATTAATCAATGAGCCGTCCACATTTGTTGTGGTTTGTGAAGGTCCATTTGATGCAATTGCAGTAGATTTTTATGGACAAAGGTATGGTGTACGATCTACTTGTTTATTTAGTCAGATGGCAACAATGGAACAATTAGCGTACATAGCTTCGTTAACTGATCTTTACCAAGCTGTGATTATTTTATTGGACGATACAGCCACAATGTTAGCTGAATCATTAAAAGATCAGTTGCCGGGATTACCCGTATGGGTAAAAACTCTTCCTGATGGATTTCATGATCCTGGTGAATTATCACATGCTCAGGTATGGAAGTTACAACAACAATGGCTTAATGAACTTTAAAGGTGTCTACTTATGTTCAAACCCTTACTTATTAAATTTTTAAAATCTTCAGTAAAAATCAATGGCTGGAAACGAAAGAAGCAAAACTCTATGTTAGAAAAAGTAATCGTATAATTATTCAAGAACATTGTGCTTATTTGTCCACATGCTTTGATTTAGCAAATATTGAAATAATACCGGAACTACAACGGCACGGTATGTTTAGAAAGGTATTATTTCAAATGGTAGAATTAAATCCTTTTGATTATGTTTTTGTTGAAAATGTTATAAATCCAAACATTTTTAAATTTTTAGACAACTTTCCAAGAAGTTTTAGAGTTGAGCATTCTTGTTATAAGGGTGGTTTTAACTCCGATGTTATTTCTTACGCGATTGCTAAAAAGCCATGACTCCAAAATCTATAACACTAAGATCTTTTAAATGCTTTGCTGGTGAAGTCACTTTTGACTTTCCCACAAATCCCGGCTTATATCTTGTTCAAGGTCGTAATGAATTACAACCGTTATTGGAAGGTAATGGCTGTGGTAAATCTACTTTATTTGGTGATGCTATTACATGGGCATTGTTTGGCAAAACTCCAAGATTGTTAAAAGCTGGTGATATTTTAAATTGGGAAACTACGGGTGCAGGATCTGTTTACTTCAAGTTTGAAGCGAATGGTGAAGAATATGCTGTGTTACGTACTCAAACGCCGAACGCTTTATGTTTAGATTTTCAAGGTGTGCGTCAAAATGTAACACAAGATCAGATTAATGCTTTATTGGGATTGGATTTTGATAGTTTTATTTCCAGTATTGTCTTTGCTCAATTTGGTACTATGTTCTTTGACTTATCTGCTACCGATAAATCTGCACTATTAAGTTCTATCTTAGATCTTTCAGTGTGGGATCGGGCTACTGATGAAGCCAAAAAATCAGTAACTCAGTTAGAATCTGCATTATCAGTGGTATTACGAAAGATTTCTAACTTAGAAGGTCAAGTGGAAGGATTAAATACACAAGATTTTGCTGAACAAATTGACTCATGGGAGCAGCAACGACAACAAAATCTAGCTAATTTGACGGCTACAGTTGAGAAATCAACTAAAGAGTTCAATCAAATAAAGAGTGAAGGTCAAAGTATTGAAGCTTCGTTAAAATCTATTGACGAAAGCTTACTTGAAATTTCTGAAATTGACCAAGAATTAGCTAATGATCTACGAAAATGTGAACAACAACGATCTAAATTGGTAGAAAAGCAAAACCAGTGTAATTTTGAGTTGAAAAATTACACAAAGGAGATTGAGAAATTCAAAAAAGTAGATAAACAATGTCCGTATTGCTTGCAAACAGTATCAAAAGAGCACTTAGCTGGTGAAATTTCTAAAATCAACAAGAATTTCGATGCTAAAACTGCTGAGTTGAGCAGTATTGTTGATCTTATTGTTGATCAAGACGTAAAAATCTCTGAGATTAGAAGTGATTTGTTATTAGTCAGTCAGTCTAAAGCGGATTTTGTTGCCGAACAACGTCAGATCTTGACAACTAAAGTAGAATTGAAAGGATCTTTGGCTAAAATCAATGCCATTGTGCAAAATGCGACTGCTGAAATTTCAAAATTAGAAAATTCGACCAATCCATTTGTTGTTGAGCAGAAAAAACAACAAAAATTGGTTAAAGATTTGAAAGAACGGATAAAAAGTAAAGTTTTAGATCAAGCAAAGTTGGAAAAAGAGCTTCATGCAACACAATACTGGACAAAAGCGTTTAGAGAGGTGCGTTTAGCATTGATCAGTGACGTGTTGATGCAGTTAGAACTAGAAGTCAACAATAAATTGTTCCAGTTGGGATTACGAGATTGGAGAGTATTGTTTTCAGTGGAAGGTTTGACTAAAGGTGGTAAGATTAAAAAGGGATTTACAGTCACAATCTTAACTCCAGATAATGAAGAGCCGGTTAACTGGAATGCTTGGAGTGGTGGAGAATCGCAACGACTCCGTTTAGCTGGTGCTTTAGGTATGGCTGACTTGATAACGGCTAAATGCCCAACCCCTCCACAATTTGAAGTTTTTGATGAACCCTCGTCATACCTCTCTGAGTCCGGTATTACATCACTATTGGAAATTCTTCATGATCGTGCGCGTACCGCACAAAAACAAATCTTTTTGATTGACCATCGACGTTTAGATACCACTAAGTTTGATGGAATAATCTCTGTGATTAAAACATCTGAAAAAGTATTCGTGGAATCCACGTTTGCAACATGCTAAACTACTTGTTTTAATTACAGATTCTGTTATCGAATTTAAAGAGTTTATTCCGGCAAATCGCTGGATCTTTGAAGGAGTCGTTACAGATGTTGTTGAATGTTTCGGTTAAAGTACTTAATTCTGATTTTTTTCAAAAGTGGGGACTGCCAACGTATGCCACGACTGAATCAGCAGGATTTGATTTAAGAGCTTGTGTAGATTCAGCGGTAGAAATTGCACCACAAACACGATTTTTATGTCCAACAGGTTTAGCAGTGGATTTAAATAATCCATCGGTTGGATTATTTTTACTACCTAAATCTGGATTGGGGCATTCAAAAGGAATCGTGTTAGGTAATCTGGTAGGCTTAGTAGACTCTGACTACCACAAGGAAATTTTTGTCAGTGTTTGGAATACCAGTTCTGTAAATTACATCATTGAACCAGGTGCTTTTGTTGGGCAAGCATACGTAGCACCTGTTCATCGTGTTAAATGGAATGTGGTAGATGATTTAACGAGGACAGTTGATAGAACTGGTGGCTTTGGATCAACTGGAACTGGTTTGGAAACTAAAAATAATGAAGAAATTTCTGATGTTGTTTGTGATGAAATTGCGATTCAATTGGGAATGAAGTTTGATTCGGATAAGAATCGACTTGGGTTAGTTCTTCATGGTTTTTCTCGTGCATTGCAAGTGGTAGGTCAAGTTGGTACCTTTGGAGCTAAAAAGTATGCTCCGAATAACTGGCAGTTTGTTGAAGATGCTGAATCACGCTACACAGATGCTTTATATCGTCATCTTTTAGAGGAAGCATCTGGAGAATTGAAAGATCAAGAGTCAGAACTGCTACACGCTGCACATTCCGCATGGAATGCGTTGGCTCGTTTAGAACTACAACTTCGTAAAATCTAACAACACATAAGCTACATAAATTCTTATGTAGCTTTCTTTGAGGATGTTTCGTATGACTCTGAATACCGTTCCTTTTCAAGCTCTGTCTAATTCAGTTTATAAAAGTAAATACCAGTTGATAGATAAGACAGGAAAAGAAATTGATAAAGATAGAGTAGATTCGTATCGAAGGGTTTCCAGAGCTTTAGCTGCTAATGAAAAAGAAAGTGATTTTTGGGCAGCAGAGTTTATGTCAGCAATGTGTGCTGGTGCTATTCCCGCTGGTAGAATTATTTCCAATGCGGGTGCTGAGGAACATAAACCAAATACCTCAATGATAAATTGTTTAGCTGGAGAAACTTTAGTTTTGACAGATAAAGGTATATTCACAATTCGTGAATTATCAGAAGAAAAATCTGTTAATGTTTTAAATGGGGATGGTGCTTGGTCATCCGTAACCTTTAACAGTTATGGTGTACAACCAGTTTATGCCATATCTTTTAGATTTGCAGATGGTAAAAATTTACATACTGTAAGAGCTACAGCAAATCATCGTTGGATTATGCCAAACGGGCAAGTTATTACAACTGAGTTTTGGTTAAGCGGTAGTAGAGTTAAAGGATTTGGTACAGTACCAAATCTTACCATTCCAAAAATACATGTAATACAAGAAGAGTATAAACTTGGATTAATACATGGTTTGGTTTATGGTGACGGTAATTATTATCATTATGATCATGACGTGTTTGATCTAACTCTTTGTCATGATAAAATGCAATTAATGCCATTGGTTAGTAGTATTTTAAACCAAAAAGCTAAAGGTCCGTATCTTATGAATAAAGATACTGGTTGTGAAGCTTATAGATTTTCAAGGATTTCTTCTTCTTTTAATTTGAAAGAGTTACCATCGGTAACTGCAACACCTAGCTATATAAAAGGATTTTTTACTGGTTTGTTAGCTACTGACGGTGGTGTTCATGGATCAGATGAAAGATCAATTTCTGTTATTCTCTTTGGACAAAAACCATTGATGGATTATTTAGATCAAGTTTTACCTTTAATTGGTGTTCTTCCTAGCGGTACTGTTAAAAAAATAGCATCTGAAGGACAAATAACCAATTATGGAAAACGAAAGAAAGATATTTATTCGTATCACGTTCATCCATCTACTGTTGATCCAAATGATTTATTATTGGACAAGCATAAAGATAAATTTAGAATAACAACAAATGGATTGAATCAAATTAAAAAGTGGCATCTGGCTGATGTCAATCTAACACCTGAACTGGCAGAAGTTTTTTGCTGTGAAGAACCATTAACAAAATCTTTCTGCTTGTTTCACGGTATGCTTACTGGGAATTGCGTTGTTGCAGGTACTATCAAAGATAGTATTGACGGAATTGGACAATCAGTTAAAGAATCTTTGCAAACTTTATCTGGTGGTTCAGGTATTGGGTATGAGTTTAGCACTCTTCGTCCAAAAGGTGCATTTGTAAATGGGGTAGGAGCAAAGACATCAGGTCCTTTACCTTTTGCAGATATTTTTGATAAAGGTTGTTTTACAATTGCTTCAGCAGGTGGTCGTCGTGGCGCACAAATGGCAACATTTGATCTTCGGCATCCAGATGTAATCGAATTTATTAAAGCTAAACGTGAAAATGGAAGATTTAGACAATTTAATATCAGTGTGTTAGCATCAGATGAGTTTTTCTCTGATGATCAAACTTGGACATTTAGATTTCCTGTTCGTAAAACAGACTTTCTGGAAAATGCCGAGACTATGTGGGATTACTGGCATGTCAAAGATCCAGAGTATATTACAAATGATGATGGAAAGACTTTATTTAAGATTTATGGACAAATTAATAAAGAAGAATTATGGGATTTGATATTGAAGTCTAATTATGACTATGCTGAACCCGGTATGATCTTAATTGACAATGTTAATCATTCAAATAATCTTTGGTTTTGTGAAAACATCACCGCATCTAATCCATGCGTTGTTGCTGGTACTCAGATTCTTACCAAAGATGGATACAAATCTATCGAAACTTTGGTTGGTCAATCTGTTGATATTTGGAATGGCTTTGAATGGAGTACGGTAGAACCAAGGATTACTGGAACTGATCAAAATGTCTTAACCGTCTCATTTTCCAATGGAACGGAACTGACATGTACTGAATATCATCGTTTCAAATTGCAAGACAACATTACTGTAGAAGCGCAAGATTTAAACTTGCATGATAAAGTTGCTACATACTTCATGCCAGATGGTTTTAAATGTCAAAGTATTGAGGTGATTGGTATTAAAGTTGCTGGTGTTGCGGATACGGTTTATTGTTTTAATGAACCAAAACGACATACTGCTATCTTTAATGGTGTGATGACTGCCCAATGCGGTGAGCAGATGTTGCCACCACATGGAGCGTGTTTATTAGGTTCTATAAATCTTACTAATTTTGTTATATATCCATTTACATCAGAAGCTTATTTTGATTGGATTGGGTATTCAAATATTGTTGCTATCTTTACTCGTATGCTTGACAATGTGGTAGAGTTTAATAATTTACCACTACCAGAGCAGCGTGAAGAGATTTATCGAAAGCGGCGGCATGGTATGGGCTTTTTTGGTTTGGGATCTTGCTTAACCATGTTAGGTATCAGATACGACACACCGGATGCATTATCTTTTGCTACACGTGTAGCAAAAGATATGGCTCTTGTTGGGTATAAAGTTGGTGCTGAACTGGCAAAAGAAAAAGGTTCAGCACCAATTATGAATGAAACTTTTGAAGTAACACCTGAAATGTTACGGTATTCTTCAGTGCTTAATGAAGCAGATATTGGCAAAGTCTTTTTAGGAAAGGAACTCTTTTTGAAAAGTCGTTACATGCAACAATTGTTGCAAGATCAACCTGAACTACAACACATGTTGACTAAATTTGGTTGCAGATTTACGCACCATACGTCAATTGCACCAACTGGTACCATTTCTTTAGCTATGGGAAATGCAGCTAGTAATGGAATTGAACCTTCATTTTCGCATTATTTCCAACGGAATGTGACTGTTGAAGGTAAGAAAACGAGACAACAAGAACCAGTGTATAGTTATGAGTTTTTATTGTGGAAAGAGTTTAATTCTAATTCAGGTTTATCTGACGAAGAGTTACTGGCTAACTTACCAAGTTCTTTTATTACAGCAGATACTATCTCATGGAAAGCTCATGTGGATATGGTTGCTGCTGTACAAAAATGGGTGGACTCTTCAATCAGTAAAACAATAAATGTTCCGACTGATATTTCTTTTGAAGATTTTAAGGATATTTACACATACGCGCAACAAAAAGGTTGCAAAGCAATATCCACATATCGGTACAATCCTGAAACTTTAGGAGCTATTTTGAGTCGAAATGAGGATCTTGAAAATAGTAAGTATGAGTTTACGATGAATGATGGCACGATCATAGTTTGTAAAGGAAGTGATCGGGTTGAATATGAAGGTGAGATCACTACCGCAGAGAATTTGTTTAATGCGTTGAAAGAAGGTACTTACGGTAAATTTTGATTGAGGTCATCATAATGAAAAATTCTTTCGCTTTGAAATTGACTAACCCCATCGTCAACTTCCGATATCTTGGAGCCAACGATGAAAGTCCAGTCAATGAAAAATCATGCTTGGAAAGCCTTAGCGAGACAACGGAGCGTCCAAGGGCGCTTAATGGGTCCACTTACAAACTCAAGTCTCCCATCTATGAAGCCGCTTTATACATTACCATCAACAACATCACTCTTAATGCCAACACTCCATATCAAGTAATTAGACCTTTTGAAATCTTCATTAATTCAAAAGCGATGGAGAGTTTTCAGTGGATTGTGTCATTGACAAGAATGATTTCAGCAGTTTTTCGTAAAGGTGGTGATGTCACTTTTATTATTGAAGAACTTAAATCAGTTAATGATCCACGGGGTGGCTATTGGAAAAAAGGTAAATACATTACCAGTATTGTTGCTGAGATTGCTGAAACAATTGAATATCATTTCATTCAGTTGGGGTTATTGGATGATGTTAAAGATTTATCTAATGAAGAAGATGTAGTTGTAAAGAAATCTACAACTACAAAAATTATGCGTATTTGCCCATCATGCCAAGCTCCAACTTTGAGTAAAGAATCTAGTTGTGATGTCTGTTTGAGTTGTGGTTGGAGTCGTTGCGGTTAATTATTGGACATTGGTATTTATAGACCCTATAATGAAGTTGCTTATTACTGCCAGAGTAAGCAACTTCATTGATTTTTGGAGACTGTTGTGAGTGAAAAGCAATTTCACATTGAAGCTGTTCGATCTTTTGAAAGCACATTTCGTTGTATTTTTAATCAAGCCAACGAAGAAGTTGCAAGATTAAATAGAATCAATACTGCAATGGCGTTGCTGGAAGAACGCTTGCTAGATCCTGATGTCATTGCAGAAATGGATACAATGCAACAGATTGCATTGATGGAATTGTTATCTAAAAGTCAACAATCTACTGTTAAGAATGTTCTTGGTTTCAGTAATGTACTTTCAAAAGTACGTACTATTGTGGGCGTTTTTGATGGTATTCAGCAATACACGGCATTACCTGAATCACCAGATGGTGAATTTCCAGGTTTGTCATATGACAGACCAACTCCTTTATTGGGTACTTTGATGGACGATGACTCATGAACGCTTGTGTGTATAATGATCTAGATAAATGGTTGGAATATCCAGCCATGTTTAAAAATGTGCTAAGAAAGTGCATGGAAACTGGTATTTATTTCCATATTATGGATGATCCTAAGGTTGCTGTTGATAAAAAACAAGCATTAAAAGAGTTGATGCCGGCTATCATGAAACAAACTGATCCACAAAAATTAGTTAAAGTATACCAAAAACAGATTCCACGTTTATTTAAAACACATCAGATTAATTGTAAAAAAATGCACGACACATTTGTTCGTGTAGCACCATCTAAACGAGTTTTTTAATATGATTACGCCAGCAGAAGCTTTTGAATTATATTATACTTTAGGTGTTAAACGAAATATCTTAAAATTATCTAAGATGGTGGATGTTTCGTTTGAGGTTTTACAAAATTGGTCGGATGGGTATGCGTGGGAAGAAAAGGTAGAAGCACGAGATAAAGAAGTTAATCGTGTATTTGAACAAGTTTATAAACAAAGAACTTTAGATATTCGTAATAGATTGGTCAATCAAATTGATAAATTATTGAAAGATATGGAAGGTTGTAGTCTTGGGCTTCCTTTTTCAATTACATCTCCAGCAGAACTACGTAATGTTGCACAAGCATACCAATCTTTAGTACAAGCTAATGTACTCGCTCTATCAAAAGGCGTTGATATGAGTGGCGGCAAAGCTCCGAAGACTTGGAGTGATTTGTTAGCTCAAATTGAAACCACAGACGAGTCACACGACTAATGGAACGTAAGCAGAATTGGAAAAGTGATCTTATTTTACGTGGTCGTAAAGATCCTGCGTGGTGGATTGAAAATGTTTTAGGTGATAGTTTATGGTCACGACAGCTTGATGTTTGTAAGAGTGTTGTGGATCATGAAAGAACAGCCGTAGTGGCTTGTGTAGATAAAGATACTGAAATTCTCACTGAAACTCGTGGTTGGCAATTATTTAAAGATTTGTTAATCACTGATAAAGTAGCATCATTGGTAAATGAACAATTAGTTTTTGTATCTCCATTGGATTATTTTGAAGGTGATTATGATGGTGATTTGATTGGTTGTAAAAATGATTATATGGATTTTTTAGTTACTCCAAATCATAGATGTTTAGTATCCACTGGTACTAATTGGACAATTCGAGAAGCTTCAGAATTGCTTGATGAAGATGTTGTTTTTTTTAAAACACCTACTGACGTGTGCATTACTCATGTAGTTTCTTCTCAAAGAAATGATTTTTACAAACAGAAATATACTGGTAAGATTTATTGTGTTCAAGTGTCATCTGGAATTATTTTGATAAGACGCAATGGTGTATATCATTGGACAGGTAACTCTTTCGGCGTAGGCAAGTGTGTAGCTTTTGGTGAACGCATAATTCTATCTGATGGAAGTGTGACTAATTCTGAAAATCTTATTGGTAATTCATTTAAGGTTCTTGCGTGGGATGAAAAAACTGGACGACAGATAGAAGCTGAAGCTTTTGCTGAAGATAATGGTTTAAAACCTGTTTGTAAAATAACAACTACTTCTGGACGTTGTATTGTTCGTACTGAAAATCATCCATTGTATACTTGTTATCTTCCAAAAAGACATGTTCATCGCATACCAACATTACCTCAATGGAGACCTTTAAACAATTTAAGAGGTAGCATGGCTGTTGCTGTGCCATTAAAATTAGATGTTTTAGCTACTGAAGTAATTACCGAAGATGAAGCTAAACTCATTGGTTACTTGTTAGGTGACGGTGGCACAACTACTGGACTTATTTTTACACAAAAATTAGGTAGAACTCTCGATGAATTTAGAGATATTGTCAATCGTTTTAATTGTGATCTTTCTAAAATACCAACAATGCAGTATGATTACCGAGTAAATGGACGTGAACGCACTAAGGACAACATCAACAAACACAATCCGTTACTAGAGAAATTTCGTGCATGGGGATTAACTGGTACTAAAGCAAAACATAAATATTTACCAGATTTTATTTGGAAACTACAAGATTCATGTTTAGCTTTAATCATGAATCGTTTGTTTGCTTGTGATGGTTGGGTTTATATACCGAAAACAGCACGAGGATCATCTCGAATTGCTATTACATTAGCATCTGAAAAATTAATTCGTGATATTGAATTAGTTATGCTTCGTTTAGGTATTTATGGCAATGTATCTTATGGACAAAAATCATGTGGTGGGAAAAAATTCGATGCATGGACTTGGCAAATCATTAAAGGTGTTGAAATTTTAAAATTCATTGATCGTGTTGGTATTTTTGGAAAAGAAGATAAATTAGAAAAATGTCGTGAATTTGTTTTAACAAAAACCAGTTTTAAACATACACTGGAATGGCCGTTTAAAAATCTTCCAGAAGGTTATGTTTGGGAACAAATTAGATCTATTGAATATTTAGGATTACAACCAACAGTTGGTATTTGTGTTCCAGAGTATAATACGTACTTAACTACTTTTGTCGAACACAACACGCATTTAGCCGCAAGATTAGCTCTTTGGTTTTTATGCTGTTTTAAGCCAAGTAAAGTGGTATCTACGGCACCTTGTTTTGATGATGAAACTGAAATTTTAACAGATTTTGGTTGGAAATTATTTAAAGATTTAAATAAACAAGAGAAAGTAGCTTCGTTAGTTGATGGAGAATTGAAATTTGTCACTCCGTTGGATTGGATGCAATATGCAGTGGAAGGTGAGTTGTTAGGTTATAAAGGTAGAGATTTAGATTTTTTAGTTACACCACAGCATAAACTCTACACACATCGTCATTATGAAACCGAGTTTAGCTTGGTGAGAGCTGATGAAGTTTATGGTAAGTGGGACTATCGGTTTAATCGTCATTGTGTTTGGGAAGGTGTTGATGATGATTTTACTGAAAATGCTTACGAACTCTTTGGTTTTTGGATGGCAGATGGTAGTGCTTTTTATGATGAACAACGTCGTGCTTACGGTATCTATATTACGCAAAGTAAACACATTTCGTATGTTGAAGATTTATTAACTAAAGGTGGTTTTAAATATTCAAAAGAGTCTAAAAAACAATATGATAACTATCTTATTTCAATTGATAAAAAAGGATTACAAGGCTACAATTTCGTAGTGTATTCCAAAGATGTAGCATCATGGTTTATTGATAATTTTGGTAGATTAAAGATTGATCGTCGTTGTCCTCAATGGTTGCGAAATGCTCCAATTTATAAGTTGAAAGCATTTCTTCGTGGTTTTATGTTAGCAGATGGCTGTGAACAAAAAGATTCTAAGCGTATTAGAGTTTATGGAAATAAAGGTTTGGCAGATGATTTACAAGAAATTGGACTAAAAGCTGGATACGTTGTTAATTCTCATTGGCAGTATTGTGGTAATCGACTAGGAGCTATTATTGAAGATAGTTGGGCTTTGAACTTTTTAAATTCTGATACTAAATCTAAAGAGTTTCCAGCCACCAATAAGAATCATTGGTACAAAAAGCAATATGTGGGTAATGTTTATTGTGTGGAAGTTCCATCAAACATCATCTTAGTTCGTAGAAATGGTGTTTATCATTGGAGTGGTAACACACTTAGGCAAGTCAAAGATTTACTTTGGTCAGAATTACGTACCGCTCACAAGAATGCAATTATTCCCATTGGTGGAGAATTACTTCAATTATCATTAAAATTTAATGAAGATCATTTTTGTGTCGGTTTCAGTACCGATGCAGAAAATCTAGATAAATTTACTGGATTACATCAATCTAACTTGATGGTAATTTTCGATCAAGCAGGTGGTATTGATCCGAACATTTGGCAAGCTGCTGAAGGTTTGATGACTTCCGCAAATTGCAAATGGTTAGCTATTTCTAACTCTGCAATATCAGATGGTGAATTAGCTAATATCTGTATGCCAGATCGTAAAACACGATTTGGTACATGGAACGTCATGCGGATTAAAGCCAGTGAATCACCTAATGTCTTAGCTGGAAAGAATATCATTCCAGGTTTAGTTGCTCATGACTGGGTAAAGAAGCGTGAGGAAGCTTGGGGTCGAGATGATCCACTATATAAGATCTTCGTTGAAGCTGAGTTCATTCCCGACTCAGAAATGGTTGTGGTCCCGTATAATGCTGTAATAGCAGCATTTAATTCAGTTGGTGAACTTGGACACTCCATTGAAATTGGTCTCGACGTTGCCCGTATGGGTACGGATTCCACAGTATGGACTGCTGTATCTGGTAGTCGTGTTTTGGAAGTAAAAAGAATCACTGGTAATACCACAATGCAAGTGGTGGGTGAAACTGTAGAGTTTGTACGTCATGTTCAAGAAAAATATGGATTACCTGTTGTAGCAGTAAAGATCGACGTAATTGGTTTGGGTGCTGGTGTATATGACCGAATGATTGAATTGGCAGATGAGTCAATAGATATTCCAGTTGTAGCAGTTAACAATGCCGAAGTGCAAATTGTTGTAGATAAAGAACGATATTCCAATGTTCGTGCTGAAATGGCATGGGCTTTTAGATATAGAATGGAACAAGGTGGTGTTGGACTTTCTGTTGTTTTCACGCACGATTATGAAATCAAAGATTATATTCGTGGTGATATTCAAGCCATGCGATACAAAATTACATCGCAAGGTAAAATACAATTACTACCAAAAGATATTTTAAAGAAAACATTGGGTAGATCGCCTGACTATTGGGATTCATTAGTCATGGCTTTTGAAACTCCAGGTGGTGGTATTCCATCGGTAGAGTTTTTAACCAATAAAGAAGAAAAAGCAGAAGAATTTCAAATTAGTGAAGAAGAATGGCAGGTATTAATGGGTACACGTGTTCCAATAGAAGGTAGTCATTTTATAGATTTTGGTTTTTGAAATTTTTATTGATCCGATTTCTTGACGCCGCAAGTCCCGATGTTTGGGCCGCTTGATTTTAAGGCTTGTATTATTAAAAATAGTGGTTATACTATACTGTATGAATATCGTGCAACGTGCCTACAAATATCGGTTTTACCCGGACTCGGTACAGGAGAACGTCCTAACCTGTACGTTCGGTTGTGCCAGATATGTATACAACTGGGGTTTACGGCTACGTACAGATGTGTTTTACGAACATCAGGAACACATCGGCTATGCGGGAACCTGCAAGTTGCTCACGGCGCTAAAGCAGGAACCGGACAAACTCTGGTTGTCGGAATGCAGTAACGTAGTATTGCAGCAATCACTCAGCAATCTCGATACAGCGTTCAAGAATTTTTTTCAGGGTCGAGCGAAATACCCGACGTTCAAGAAACGCAACGGCAAACAGTCAGTGCGTTACACCACGTCCGGTTTTCGTTGGAAGAACGGCCAAATCTGGCTGGCGAAAATGGACGCTCCGTTAAATATCAGTTGGAGTCGCGCTTTCAATGGAATCCCGTCCAATGTCACGGTCAGCAAAGATACCTCTGGACGGTATTTCATTTCAATTTTGATCAAGGAGTCCATCAGCCCGCTTCCTGTCAATGTGAAAATGGCGGGTATTGACTTGGGATTGAAAGATGCAGCGATTTTTAGCGACGGGACTAAAATTCCTAATCCTACCTTTATGAGCAATGCAGAACCTAAGTTAGTCCGCGCTCAACGACATTTATCCCGCAAGCAAAAAGGATCTAAGAATCGCGCCAAGGTGAAAGCCAAAGTGGCGCGGATTCACGCCAAAATTACTGATCAACGTCGGGATTGGCAGCATAAGCTCACTACGCAGATTGTTCACGAAAACCAAGTGATCAGCGTGGAGAGCCTCAAGATCAAGAACATGGTCAAGAATCACTGTCTTGCCAAATCCATTTCGGATGTCGGATGGGGGGAGATTATTCGTCAACTGGAATACAAATCCCAGTGGTACGGACGGACTTTTGTTCAGATTGATCGGTGGTATCCAAGCAGCAAACGATGTTCGGCGTGTGGACATATTCTCGATATATTGAGTCTGGATACCCGACAATGGCAATGCCCGGAGTGTAGCATAAACCACGACCGAGACATCAATGCCGCGACCAACATTTTATCAGCTTGTCTGGCGATTATTGCCGGGGCCGATCAATTACGGTCACACGAAAAACTACGGTGGGACACACCGAATGTTAAGCCTGTGGAGTTTGAGTCAGTCTCCTGTGGTTAATCCAACGGAGCATCGGACGATGAATCAGGAACTTGGAAGGCGACAACCAAGAATCCCTGCCATTTACGGCGTGGAGGATGTCAAAAGGGTTGAACTTGCTGTCAAAGTATCACAATCAGACGGTTGGAAAAATTCATGAGTTTCAAACTTTTCTCATTCAACGATTGGCTATCAGACGGTGGTAGTGCTGGCTTAAAAACCTTTGCACTAAACTCTTCGTATGAGCGCATGTGTTGGGTACATGCTTGTATTCATCGAATTGCTACGTCTGCAAGTACAGCACCTTTGGTTTTTTATCAGGGAAAACCAGATAGAATTCCACAAGCAAAGCCGGTAGAAAAAGAACGTATAAAAGATCGTAATCATCCTGCGTACTTGCTCTTTAATCCACCAAAACCGCCTACTATTCTTAGTTTGAAACAATTGATGTATCGTACTTTTATCCATCAAGAGATTGATGGATTAGTCTTTTGGATTATTGAACGTAAAGGAAGGAAAGCAGTATCTATAGATCTTCGTTTAAAGAATGAATTAAGACCTGTTTTGGAATATCGCAGTAATGATCCTACCCGACCAATTTTAGTTGGTTGGGAAGATTCTGCTGGTCATAAGTATCTTCCAGTAGATGTTCTTCCATTGGATAATTATAATCCTAAAGATCCTTTAGCTGGTTTATCCAAAATGACATCAGCTAGATTAAGTTTAGAATCTGAATTTAATATTGGTGGTTGGAACTCAGCGTTTTTTAAATCTGGTATGAAAAATCCATTGCTGATTCAAGCAAAAGGTCAGCTTACCAGAGAACAAAAGAAAGAAATCCGTAGTGAAGTAGTTAATTATTACAGTGGCATTGATGGGGCGCATGGTGCGTTACTCATGCAAGGTGGCATGGAAATAAAACCTTTAGTTGTTAATCCTAAAGATATTGATTTCATTAATGGAAAGAAATTGAATCGTGAAGAAATTTTAGGTGTGTTTGGAGTACCACCAGCAATGGTTGGTATCTTTGAATATTCTAATTATAGCAACGTCAGAGAACAGATTAGAA